TTAAAGTGGAAATACTTAATCAGTTAGGTATCAAACTTGTGTATGAACTTACTTTAGACCAAGCTGTAAGATTAGGTTTTGTTGCTCCTTATAAAATTACTGTAATCTTATCTCCTTTAGATAATGTTACAAAAAATATTGTAGGAGGAAACAAAGCAAATCCTTTTATGACTACTGAATCCTCTACTTATGCTTATTGGAATAAAAGAGTTCAAGCTTGTATGGGAGACCAAACTGCTCAAGGAAAGTCCAAAATGAAATTTGCTATTCTGGGAAGGATGCAATTCATTTACAGACTTCCTAGTAAAACTGCTTTAATTAAGTATTTGCTTGATGTGGTAATACCTAAAGATGACAGAACTATTGTCTTTTGTGGTAACATAGAGCAAGCTCAAGATGTTTGTCCTTGGAGATATTATTCTAAATCAGGTAATCAAGATTATGATGCTTTTAAAGCTGAGAAAATCAATAGACTATCCTGTGTAAAAGCTATCAATGAAGGGCATAACTTTCCTGGTGTTGATTCAGGTATTATAGGGCAGTTAAACTCTAAAGAGAAAGACTTGGTGCAAAGAATTGGTAGACTAATCAGGTTCAGACCAGGGCATGAAGCTCACCTTTATATTATAGTAACTGAAGGAACTCAAGATGAAAAATGGGTAGAAACAGCTGTTGAAAATCTAGATAAATCTAAGATTGAATATGTCAGAATGGACAATTTTAAAAAAAGATATGTATGAGTTTATTAAATTACTACCAATACTCAGGCAAAGGAAATATTACACCTGTTGACCCAGACACAGTTAGAGGGTTGACTAACCCCGGAGCTATCTGCACAGTAGAAAGACACATGGTTATCAATACTCTTAACAAGACTTTTACTTTGGAAGAAGTAAAAGAGATAGTTGAATTTGTAATTGAAAAAATTGAAAAAGATGAAAATAAATCCTCAAATTAGAACAATTCTGAGTACCTATGGTATTTCAGAGCCAGATGGATTAGCCTACTTATTGGCTATTTTCTATGATTGCAGACCCTCTTATACTCCTACTCTTCTTGTTCAAAGAATGAATATTACTAATATTCTTGGAATCAGTCCTGATAAAGAAATTATGTGGAACATTCCTTTGTTTGAAGGAGCAGCAGAAGAAAAGTGGGACTGGGTCAAAGAGTGGAATGATCAATTTAAGCACATTAATCCAAAAAGAAAAGGTCCTCACACTTCTTGCATTACAAGGATGAAAGCATTCTTTGCTGACAATCCTGATGTAAGGAAAGTAGAGGTTATTGAGGCTACTAAAATGTATTTTAGAAGTCTTAGTAATGCAGAATATTTAACCTCTTCCCATTACTTTATTAGTAAAGGAATAGGAAGAGATAGAGTATCAGCATTAGAGAATTGGGTAGAGAAGTACAAGGAAACTATGGAATCTTTACCTGTCTCTGAATCTGGTGATATAACTTCTAGAATGCAATAGATTATGAATTTAATCCAAGCATATTTAGCAGGCCAAAGAGGTAGCAATAGAGGCCTTCCTATGGGGGAAGGACTTAAACCTGTCTCTATGGCAATCAATGGAGTTCAGAGAGGAAGAATCTACACTGTGGCAGCAGCTCCTAAGGGAGGTAAATCCACACTTGTAGATGATGGCTTTGTAATAGAGCCTGCAGTCTATGTGTTAGACACTAATGCCAAGATTAATGCTTCACTAGAAGCAGTATCTACTAAGCTTCAAACAGTTACTGATGCTGAGACAAGACATACTCTAAATCTAGAGTATGAACAGCTTCAAAGTGAGTTACTTGAATGTGAGTTTATTTACAACTCTTATGAGATTGACAGAGTAAGTAAAGAGTTTGATTTTATTGCCCATTTTCTTAACAAAGACCATGGAATTGAAGTCATAACTTTACCTGTTGGAAAGACTTATAAGGGTAAAACTACTGTGCCTCTAGCTTCAGACTATCTTAAGGGAGAGCTTGAATATGACACAGTGAATCCAGATGATCCAAGAGAGATTATTAGAGTATCAGATGAACTGTTTCAACTTATTAAACAAGTTTACAGTGCTAGAATCATACCTCTATTTGGAGAATACAATGAATCTGGAATCAAAGTTTCTAAGGGTATGATTATCTTTTTGGAAAACAAAGATAATCCTACTGGAGTGAGAAACTATCTTTTAGATTATGCAAAGAAAAATGGTACATTTTTGTACAAGACAAGCACAAAGGGAGACCAAACCTTTCAGAGAATGATAGGTTATAAGCCAAACAACCCTAAAAAATATGTGATAGTTGTCACTGACCATTTAAGAAAGCTACTTCCTGAAAGAGGTTTCAAAATGAAAGAAACTGTAGATAAATTTTCAGAATATGCTGTTGAGTTTAGAAACACTTGCAATTTCACTTTTGTCCATATTATTCACTTAAATAGGGCAGTATCTGACATTGGAAGAAGGCAATATGATGATGATAGACTCTTTCCTCAATCTGATGACATTAAGGAGACAGGGAATCTAAGTGAAGATAGTAATTACATTTTCACAATGTTTAATCCAAATGATGATAAGTACAACTTAAAGAAGCACTTTGGAACAGCAATTAGAAGGCCTGATAATACCCTTATGTATCCATTTATGAGAACTATACATTTAGTTGAATCTAGACACTGTGTGTGTCCTCAGCACTTCAGAGTCAATATGTATGGTAACGTAAAAAAATTTAGTCCTTTAACAATTTAAAAAAAGAGAATGGCAAAAGTGCTAGTTTTAGCTCCATCTGGTTTTGGTAAATCCACCAGTATTGGACAAATTCCTGAGTTAGGAATTAAAGGATTAACTCCTACAGAAACTTACTTGATTTCAGTAACTTCTAAACCTCTTCCTTTTAAAGGTAGTGGAACTGCTTATCCTATAACTACTAAAGAAGACCTGCAAGCAGGTAGAAGAGTAATTACAGATGATGCCAGAGCAATAGAAGCAATCTTACTAGCTTTAGTAGGAAGCCCTTTTAAAAACATTGTGTGGGATGACTCTAACTATGTAATGCAGAATTGGTATATGGCCAATGCTCTTGCTAAGGGATGGGATGCTCCTAAACAAATTGGTTTTATGATGGGTAAGATATTTGATGCAATTGAGAAATTAGATGCAGCAGGTAAAAATGTCTTTATTCTAGCTCATGGAGAAAGTATCCCAGGACCTGATGGAAGAATCTATATGAAGTACAAATCTACAGGTAAAATGGTAGATGAATACTTGACTATAGAAGGGAAAGTAGATGTTACTTTGATTGGTGTAAGTAGATATGATGCTACTGAAAAGAAAGCAGTCAAAGAATTTCTTACTAATGAGAATGAACAATTTTCTTCTGCAAAATCTCCAATTGGAATGTTTGAAAAACAATTTATTCCTAATGATTTAGGTCTTGTAGTAGACAAAATCAATGAATATTATGGCTAGTCTTCCTTGGATTGCAGTACTATTAATAGGCTTAGTTGCTGGTGTATTAATAGGTATAGGTTTTATTGCTTTATTACAAAGCAATCATACTTCTTCTATTTGCCCTAAATGTAAAGCAGAGTTTCAAGAAGAAGAGGATCTAAAAAAAGAATGGAAAGAGCAACAAAAAGGTTACTAGTAAATCATTAATTATTAAATACATAGAAATTATGTCAGAACAAAATGCATCAAATGGACAAGAAAGTGTAGCTCCATTGCAAATTACTATCAGTGGAGTGTTATCTTTGTTGTCCCAAGGGAAAAACAGAAAAGAGATTGCTGAACACTATGGTAAAACTCAAACTGAGATGAATCTTTTGGTTTGGTCTCACCCTAAATTGAAAGGAAGAAAAGTCAAAAAACAATACACCGGTATTGAGTTAGTTGATGACTTGGAAGAGGAAGAAGAAGTGCAAGCACAAGCTGAAACAGTTCAAGAAGAAACTGTCCAAGAAGAGGCTCCAACTCAAAACACTGCTTTTACAGAAGCAGAGGTTCCTGCAGACCAGCCTCAAACTAATGCAGAATATGTAAATGGAGCTATGTTAGGTAGCACACCAACAGAGGACTGGAAATAAAAAATTCATTAATTACTAAAGACTAAAATATGTCAACATTACAAGGATACGGATATGTATCAGATTCAGATGAAACTTTAAAAAGTAAAGCCGGTGCAAAATTTGGTGGAAACTTTGGAGTAGCTGTATTAGCTAAATTTGCTTACAGTTCTAATGTGGCCAAAGAAGGGCAAGAACCTAGAGAAGCCATTGAAGTGGAAATTAAAGTAGGAGAGAGAGCTTACAAAGATTGGATCAATCCTGTAACTAGAGTTGCTGATAAAAACAATGTGGAGATAACAGACAAAGCTTCTGCTGCTTACATTGCTGGATTCAATGCTTTGATGGTTCAACAAAATGCTACTGTAACTCACTACTTGAAATCAGTAGGAGTAACTGAAGACTCTTTAAAAGCTGCTTTTGCTACTCCTGTAGCTAGCTTTGCTGACTATGCTATAAGAGTTTGTAGTTTACTACCAATTGGTTTTGACAAAAAGCCTTTAGATTTGTTCTTGGAATACCAATGGAATTTTGGGAAAAAAGAAGATGGTTCTTCTCAAGACAAAACTTA